CCCTACACCTACAGGAGACCCTATGCCACTAACAATCAGCGAATTCAACAGCCTGAATTTCCAGAACTTTTACGAGTGGGACAAAGACAACCTCAGCCTTCCACCCGCCGAGCGCGGCAACACAATCCTTGTGCCGGTCGGCCTGGGCTTCAACTACGTCTGGGATCCGGACATCAGAGTTAAGTGGACAGATCGCAAGGTTGGGAGCCCGACGTTTGGAACAGTGCGCACGCAGCCTTCCAGGAATCTCAAGCCGGAAGTCAGACCCCTGAATCCTTTGGAGGCCCCGGATGTGCGCGCCGGCACCATTTACGTTGGCGACATGCTCAAGGTGTTCAAGGGCTGGGGGGCTAAGTGGTTCATCCTCCCGGCTAAGTTGAAGGGCCTCGTAGTGGGCGGCAAGTATAAACTCTCGTGGGCGGCATTTCCCGATCTCGTGCTGGACTACGACGATAGCATCAAGATTTTTGCCGATGATCCAGATGCGGGCTATATGCGACTCCGCGTCGAGCCAGGCCACGGCGCGCTGTCGTTTGCCAACCCCGATCAACTGCCTGACGACACGTGGTACGACGGCACTGACTTTGCCTATGGCCGCTGGAAGGTGCTCGAAAAGGTCTTCGACGCCACTCAGGCAGAGATGACAGTGGCCTTCGAGGGACTCAGCATGTTCGCATTGAACAACTCCGGCTTCTTCCTCTACAAGCCGACCCTCGAGGTTGTCTCCACCCCGGACGACCCCAATACCGGCGACGATACTGCGCCAGCGGGAACCCTGCTGGACTACGTGGGTGATATTGTCCAGGCGTCTGCCAACATGACCGCCGGCGTCGGGAACATCGCCGAGGCCGCCGCAAACCTGAAGCGGATCATTGGCCTGCCATGAAAATCCTGTACGCTGCCAATGAATTTGAGGGGGCGCGCGGGAAATGTACATTGTGCGGCACGGAGGTCGAGCTCGAGGTGGGCGACGTCGGGAAACTACGAGTACTTACCGAATTCTGGCGTAGCGCCGGTAAAAAGGCGTGGCTGACGGTTTGCCCAAACTGCGAAGGGGAAATCATAGAGTGTGAGAAGCCCAAATGAAAATCCTGGCCGTTCGGGATGAATTCGTGGGGGCGCGCGGAAGATGCACGTGCTGTGGCACGGAGGTCGAGCTTGAGGCGTGCGATGCCGAAGTAGTTTCAGTGACCCCCCGCCTCCCGGGCCCAAATAGGATAATTAAGTGGGTAACGCCCTGCCCACATTGTGGTTTTGGCGTAAGGACTCCATACATCCTATGTGAGAAGCCGCGATGAGCCCCACAACCCTCCTCATGCTTTTCTTCAACACTCAGGAAGAGGGCCATACCATGGAACTCATGGACTGGATCGGCGCGGGTATCCTGTATTTCAACCGGACCGGCAAGCTGCCGCCGATCCCGGAGATCGAGGACCCGAAGCTGAAGCCGCTCTATGAGGCCAAACTGACGGCTACTTGTTTTGTGAGGGATGCGGCAGGCAAGGTGATTGGCAGGATGGAGGCTAACGAAAAGGTTGATGTCTGGGAAGAGGTTGCTTTAATCAATGGATACAAAGATCGAGTAGTGATCGATCCGCCGAACGCCGGCGTTCGGCGCAATATCTTTGCCCAGAATGTCAGGAGGCTTTAGCCAATGCAGTTCAAGACTTTTCCCACTGAGCAGGGCATCCAGCCCGACGAGCTCAACTCTCTGCTGCTCAATGGCTGGATATGCCTGGGCGTGCTGCCCATTACCACAAAGCGATCGGGTATTGCGACGGTATCCGATCCGGGCGGCGGCGCGCCCCACCCAACGCTTGTGTTTACTAGGATGCAGCCCATGCTTCCGGCCAGCATCATCATGCAGATCCTAGTGATGCTCTCCAGACGGACCATGACGGTCGAGCAGGCTGCTCAAAAGTTGTTCAATGCAAGAATAATCGACATCGAAAGGGAAATTTATGCCAACGCCGGTGCTCCGCTCGAAAATTCTGGCTCTGGGGATCAAGAGGGATCACAAGGACTTGTGCCCGAAGTGCCAAAATGAGCATCTCACTCTCGCGGCCGTAGGCTTCAAAGGCAGTCCACTGTTCTCGAACGAGGGATTTGTACGAGACGTCTATGTCTGCCCCGACTGTGGCGAGTCGGTCTTCGCAGACTGGATCGAGTATGAATATGCACAGAACAATTAGGATCATCTTCGGCGCGCTTGTAGCCATTATGGTACTCTCTGCTGGGCTGGTGGGCGCCGGGATTGTCCTAAGAATTTCGGAGGGTAACTGGCTGGCGGCAGTCCTGCTTATGTTAGCGGGAGGTCTGGCCCTTGCCAACCTCATTCGATTTTGGAGAAACTATGACAACCACTGAGCAGGTCTATCGCTTCATTCGCGGCTACAAGCTGCGCTACTGCATCTCCCCCTCGTTCCGCGAGATCATGGAGGCTTGCAAGCTTTCATCGACCAGTGTGGTGAAGTACCACATGGATAAGCTGCGCCGCACAGGACAAATAGAGTTTGGGCGCGAGGCGCGCTCGATCCATATCCCGGGCGAGAAGATGACAATCCAGGAGGTGTGAGATGTGGCTGGGACTGATCGGCATCTTCTACGGCCCGATTGACGACTTTTGCGAAGGCCCAAGTTACCTGACACTTAGAATCATAAGGGTCGGTTCTCTGAATGCCGGTGTGTTCTGCGACCCGGGATTCCGCGTTGCAGGAGGACGCAGAGGCGCCATACGCCTCGAGGTGATCTTTACTAGATGAAGGTTGTCCCATGATTACCACAACGTTCATTTATGGTTTGGTTGATCCTCGCGATGGTCGTGTTCGTTATATCGGCAAAGCCGATGATCCCGAACGCAGACTAACTAATCACTTTTCTTGCCAAACCCCTAGTCATAAAAGGAACTGGCTATTGTTACTTCGTCGAATAGGTTTGCCACCACGCCTGATATGGCTTTGCAGAGTACCAAAAACACAGTGGAGAGAAATGGAGAAATTTCAGATTGCCTTCTTTCGATCAAGAGGAATGGCAGATTTGAATGTTACTGACGGCGGAGATGGTGTAGTGGGATATAGACACACAATTGAGGCAAGACTTAAAAAGAGTGAGTCCATGAGGGGACGTAAATTAACAGAGGAACAAAAACTCAGGCTGAGAAAGAGCAATCTTGGTCGCAAACATACCCAAGAGACCCGGAAGAAATTAAGTGAATCACACAGGGGGAAACAAAATTGTCTTGGCTATAAACATACTGTTGAGGCAAGAGAAAATATGAGTATTGCACATATGGGTCACAGGCCAAGTGCTGAAACCAGATCTAGACTAAGTCAGGCGCATAAAGGACGTGTGCTCACGGAGGAAACAAGAAAAAAGATAGGTGCCAAACTGAGGGGGCGCAGACTATCCGAAGAACACAAACATAAACTATGTGCGGCGTGGAAGTTACGAAAGGGTGGAAGTTATATTAGGCTTCCACTTGGTTTAGCAGAGGAAGGGTGAAAGGATATTCGCTCACAGAAGGGGACCGCGCCATTTTCAACGCTGCACGCAGTGACGGCTCTATTTTCACGTCCTTTTACTTCCGATCTGAGCTAAACCCACTAGGCTGGTGGTTCGACGACTGGCAAAATGCCATCCATCTTGCATTACAGCCAACTGTGACCTTGATTGGGGGCTATGGAAGTGGCAAAACTGCATGTTTGGCCATGTCGGCGGCTGTATGGTCCGCCACGACACCCTTTTTCCGATTCAAGGATGCGGCCCCCACTGCCCGCCAGTCTTTAGAGATGTATCTTTACCTGGCTGAGCGTCTCTACGAGGGTGTGCCCTATTACGACCGCTTCATAACCAAGATGGTGCTCAAGCCCTGGCCGCGAATCGAACTCTACAACGGGGCCTCCCTGGAATTCATGTCCGCGGACAAAAATGCTCAAAAGATCAAGACTCTGGAGGCGGACTGGGTCTGCGTTGACCAGGCCGAGGACCTGGACGATCTATACGAGACAACCCGCAACGTCGGAACTCGTATGCGCGGCACTCGCCCGGATGGACAGCCGCGCCTTAGCCGCCTGACCTACCTGGCCAATGCTGGCGACAACCCCCAGTTGTGGGAAATCTACGATCGCTGCGAGCTCGACACCGATCAATACCTGTCCATCACGGTCTCAAGCTATGACAATCCACATAACACACCCGAGCAGATGAAGCTCATGGAGGCGCGCGCGGGCGGCACCCAGAAGGACATCGACCAGTGGCTGCGTGCCAAGAGGCCGATGGGCAAGGGCGAGTATTTCCCGACCCAGGTCATCCAGAACTGCTCCGATCCTAGCCTGGATCGGATTATGGACAGTGGGCTGGAGGCGAAGATGGCCGGATTCGTTTCTGATGAATACCGGGGCGCCGGGATCGTGCGCTGGGAACTGCCCCCTGACCCGAAGCGGATCTACATGCAGGTAGGAGACCTGGGCACACGCAATCCGCCCGACCGCAACTCGGGCTGCATCATGGTCTTCGACGTGACCGAGTTTCCCAAGAAGCCCGCCGATCTGCGCGCGTTTCACTGGGTCATCTCCAATGGCGTGATCACTCCCTGGCTGGACGCCTTCAAGTTCTATATGGACTACTACAACACCGGCTCGCGCGCCGGTTTTGACTCTACGGGCCTGCAGAAGCATCTGGATGAGCTCTCGTTTCAGGTCGAGGACCTCCAAGTGATCGGTCTCAACTTCCAGGGCCTCAAGAGTTTCATGCTGCGCGCGCTGCAGCTATTCATGGCCAAGAGTCTTTTTCACTGGCCCGACAAAATCAAGGGCATTTCCTTCCAGCTCTCGCGCTACCGGCTGCCTGACACTAAAATCCCCCAGGACGTTGTGGCCACCCTGATGATGGCGGCCTGGATGCTGGAGCAGCTCTTCTGGGATGGCGCTGTCCCGGACGACGACACTCCGCTCGAGGATCCCGTCCAGATGGATGACCGCAAGGCCCGGCCGCTGGCCGACCGGAATGGAGCGCTGAGGTGATCTCCGCATCCTATGGAGTGGTAGATGGATATCGGCACCCATCGGGTAAATGGATCGAGGGATATATCTACTGCAAGACGTGTGGGTGCCATCTGGAGTTGTATGGCGATCCGGCTTTAGGTTGGATTGGAAGATGTCAAGATCGACTCATCTATAATTACTATGATGATACACATATTCCATGTCCCGGCAATAAGTGGCATTATGGCATAGGAGAGATTGCCTTTCCTGTTCCCGATAGCTGGCACGGAGCGCTGAGATGATCGCCTACACTCACCCGGAGACACTTGCACTCGTCAATCTGCTCGACATGCTTGCTAACGGCCAGGGTGCTTAGTCGAATGAGTGTTTTGCTTGACATACCAAGCGGGCAAGAGTTAGAATCTTTACGCCCGGTGTACCTGCTGGATAATGGCCAGTTATGCACCAGCGGCCCTTTGGGAAAGGCCGTCATCGCCCGAATAACCAATGGTCTGGTGCTCTTCTGGGATAGAAAAGCGCGCCAAGAATATGTGGGAGGGGTGGCAGAAGTCAAAAATGGGCTCCTTACAATCACAATAAGACTTGCCCTATCCAGGACAGGAGACTAAATGCGCAAATCTGAGGTGGAGCGGTTTTTCAGGAGGACATAGGATGAACTGCGGGGTCTATAGAATTCTATGCTCTGTGAATGGAAAGAGCTACATTGGAAGCTCAGTCGGAATAGTGCGGCGCTTTAGAACTCACCGAAATGAGTTGAGACGGGGCACTCATGCGAATCCTCATCTTCAAAGAGTCTGGAACAAGTATGGCGAGTCAGCCTTTGAGTTCCAGGTTCTGGAGATGTGCGATGAATCTGTCCTTCGCCAGCGTGAGAAAGAGATCATAGATAGGGTCAGGCCTGAATTCAACTGTCAGGGCATCGATCCAAACCGGAGTCTGGCTAGTCTAAGCCGAGAGACTCGAGAGAAACTATCGGCTGCCCAAATTGGGAATAAGAATGGTGTGGGCCACAAGAATCATCTTGGTCATACTCATTCTCCAGAGATTAGGGCCAAGATTTCACTTGCCCTCCAAGGAAAGCCTAGGCGCCCTTGTTCTCCCGAGACTCGCGAGAAGTTGCGGATTGCTCAACTTGGGAAACGTGCTTCTGAACAGGCCAGGGCAAAGATGCGGGCTGCTCATGCTCGTGTCAAGCGACATTATTCCGATGAAGCTCGGGCCAAGATTTCCAAAACCCATCTTGGAAAGCCTGGACATCCCTGCTCCAATGAGACTCGGGAAAAACTATCAAGGACACTGTTGGGAAGGTCCGGGCACCCATGCTCCCCGGAGACGCGCGCAAAAATCTCTCGCGCCAATAGGGAGAGGCGCAGAAAATGAGTTACGAGCCGGGATCTGACGAATGTTCTCCGGGTAGGACGCGCCGCCTCGCATTTCCTACGGACTGCCACGGTGTGTTCGCCGACCCATACGCCTGGGAGCTTGCACTGGAGGTCATTCACGGCTTCCAGCCCGACACGATTATCTGGGGCTCGGACGCGATGGACTTCGGGACAATCAGCAAGCACTCGAAACATATGCGTCTGCCCAGCATCCAGGAGGAACTCGACGACGAGCAGAAGCGTCGGGCTGAACTGAAGGCAGCGGCGGCAGGCGCGACGTTGTGGTGGCTGCAGGACAACCATACTACGTCGCGCTATTACAAATACCTGTGGGCAAAGGCGCCAGAGCTGGCCGAGGTGAAGAAGCTGGCGTTCGAGGAGATCATCGACTTCCCAGCCCACCGGGTCATCTCAGAGTACCACGCAGGTAAGACGCTTCGAGTTATTCACGGCGCGACGGTGCGGAAGTGGCCAGGCTGGAGTGTGCTGGATGAAATCCAGCAGCCGGACAACCGTCGTGGCCGGATGGTCCATTCCGTGATATGCGGGCACGTTCATCGCTTTGCTCACGTGGCCCTGGCCGACGGGGTAGAGGGTCTGGAGTGCGGCTGCTTGATGAATCTCTGTCCGAATTACATGCGCGACGCGCGCAGACGGACGGATTGGTGCCATGGTATGGGCCTGGCATTGTTCGGGGAGGACTGGAGTGAGATTATCCCGGTTCGATTCTTTGTCAAAGGCGATTACCTTACGTGCAGAGTCATGGGACAGCGCCATCAGGTCCGCCTGGGCAAGGACTATTCAGGCCTGTAGACGCGCGGCAGTCATTATGCTGGATGAGATCATCCGGGCGCTTTCCAGGCTGCGTAACCGGCTGGCGAGCAACCAGATCGCATTCGCGGACGACCGATATGCACGCCCGATGGACGCGGATGGGAGAGGGTAATCTATGACACCAGACGTCAGAACATTAAGTCATGAGCAATAATACTACTATTGATCCAGTAGGTCGGATCCAGCAAGCTATGCGCTCTATCCTGGGCACGACTCAGCCCTGGGAGCCAACGCCGGAGCAATACGGCGAGTGGACGACGCGCAATATAGATCTCGATGCCTGGTGGCAATGGTTGAGCGGGGAGGCGCTGGATGTGCTCAACCGCAATGGCAAGCTCTCGAAGGATAACTCATATCCTCTGATGTACCCCTTGAAGATCAACCCGATCAAGCCAGCAGCCATGCTCCACAACTACGCGCTGTGGGGAGAGGTGCCTGACACCTCCGACCCAATGGTCAAGACAGTGCTGGAGAAGAAAGAGGGGCTGAATACCGATCTCGTCGATAAGACACTTGCCCAGGTCTTCTACGAGAACCATATGCGCGATCTGGACATGGACATGGGTCTGCAATCCCAGTTTCTGGGTGGAGTGGTCTACAAAGTCACCTGGGACCCGGATGACGGAGATCTGCCTCTGGGCGTGCGTATCGAGTACATCGACGTGCGCGAGTTCTGGTGCGAGTGGTCCGGCAGCAACCACTGGTCGCTGACCAAGGCCTGGATCAAGCGCGACATCAGCGCCGAGGAAGCCAAAACATATGGCGTCGACATTGGCAAGGGGACGGGGATCTATCTTGAGAGCTGGACCCGCTCCGAGCGTCATATCACCATCAACGGCAAGGATGCACTTCATCCGAAGACCCAACGGCCCCTGAGCGAGCCGCACGATCTCGGTTTTGTGCCGTTCATTTACATTCCGCATCTTCGCGCCGGCAATTTCTGGGGCATTTCACTCGTTCCAGACATGATTGGGCTGGCCGAGGAACTCAATTCCCGAAAAGCCGACCAGGGAGATGCGCTGCGCAAGGGCGTGCACCGCAAGCCCTGGGGCAGAAACATTCCAAACGGCCATCCCACGATCGAGACGCTATCGGACGGGCAGGAGTGGATCAACGCTGGAAAGAGTATCGGCCAGCAGCCCGAACCCCAGATGGATACGCTCGACGCGCCGGACATCCCGGAGTCCTCGCAGAAGTTTACCGAGAATCTGCTGGACCTTCTGCGCATTGCGGGCTTCACGCCCTCTATCGCATATGGCGAGGAGGAGGGCAGCCAGCGCTCAGGCCAGACACTCTACAGCCGTATGTGGCCGACCCTGGCTCACGTCAGGCACGAGCGCGGCTGGTGGACAGAGGGCAAGAACCAGCTGGCCGAGTACGTTCTGCGCATTCTGGCTGCCCGGAAGATGGGCGATATTGTGCAAGCACATCTCGGGCAGCGCAAACGCCAAATCTGGTCGCCCATGGTGCCGGTTGATCGGGCGGCTCTGGTTGACGAGTTGGTCCAGCGCATGTCGTCGGATATGACGTGGCCGGAGCACGCCCTGGGGCTGCTGGGAGATGTAGTCGACATCCCGGCTGCAGTAGAGGCTATCAAGGCCTGGAAGAAATTCGAGGCCGAGATGGAAGCGGCGGCTCAACCGGCCTTCCCGAACGCCGGCGTTCAGCCTAAACCAAAGGGGCAAGGAGAGCAGACCTAATGGCTTACAGTCTGGACCTCGTGACGAGATTCACAGTAAAAAGCGG